AAAAGGTTGTAGATGTAATACGATAAATGATACACGTTTCTGTAAAAAACACGATTATATGATTGATTATACAGAAGAAATGTTATCAAATTTACAAATATGTTCCGGTTGTAAAAAGTCATATTATATACCAGATGGTAAGACGTGTGTGTCTTGTCGTAGTAGAGGAAAGAAAAATAAACAAATAAACCGTGAAAACATTGTATTATGTGCTAATGATAAATGTGTATTCAAACGTTCAGAAGAGAACAAATATTGTCAGAAACACCAGATTTGTATATTTGTCGATGATACCTTATCTATTGGTAAAAAGGTATGTAAAAATTATGTTCGTGGGTGTAGAGTTCAATTAGAGTTGGATTATCATTATACACGTTGTCAAAATTGTCTAGAAAAGGAAAGAGAACAAGAACGCTCTCGTAGAGAAAAAGCAAAAAATAGTAAAAAAACAGATACACATCAAACTTGCACGACGTGTTGTCAAATGTTAGAAAATAGTTTATTTATTGGAGTTAATGGTGGTAATACAAAGACGTGTAACAATTGCCGAGTGAGTAACCGTATTCAAGACCAAAAAAGAGATAAACAACATCGTAATGAATTGGACCGTGTTGCTTCTAAAAAACCGAAACGACTCGCAACAAAATTAAAATGGAAAGAAGAAAATTATGAAAAGGTTGTTATGTATTGTATGAATCATAGACAGCGACGTATTGACGAAGATATTAGTGAATATTTGAAAAGAAACGCACAAAATGCAAAACAATGGAGGGAAAATAATCCTGAAAAAACTAAAGAAAATAATAAATCACGATTAGAAAATTTAAACATACATTATTCGAATTACATTCGGTCTGCGAGAGATAAAAACTTGGATTTTGAAATATCCCAAGAAGAATTCAATAAAATCGTAAAAGAACCTTGTCATTATTGCAATGTTATTCAAGAACGTCGGTTTAATGGCATTGACCGATTGGATTCAAATAAAGGTTATGTGTTGGATAATTGTGTGAGTTGTTGTAAAACGTGTAATTATATGAAGTGTTCTTTATCTACTGATGTGTTTTTGAAACGTATAGAACATATTTTGACATATAATAACAAAATTAATGGGCGTTATTTTCCTGAAGAATATAGTAGTTATAGTGCGGCTTCTTATAATGAATACAAACGACGTGCAAACAATAAATCATTATTATTTGAGTTAACAAATGATGAATATGTAGAATTAATAGCTGGTAATTGTTATTTATGTGGAAGAGATGGTTCTGATAATTTGACAAATGGCATTGACCGTATTGATAATAAATTGGGGTATATAATGAGTAATTTGAATTCTTGTTGCGGGTCTTGTAACTATATTAAAAAGGATATTGGATTGAATGAATTGTTTGAAAAAATGTTAATGATATATAATAAACATTCCACAAATATACAAAAAGAAAAGAACCAAACAAAAACACAAAAATATAGAGATAAACTCATTGAAACAATTGGTATTGATGAGTATCGTAAGAGGGAAAGAGAACAAAAACAAAAACAAAGAAATCAACAAAATATTGTAAAAAATACAAACAAAAAAACACCTGAAGAAAAACGAGAACAAGCACGTATTAGAAAACAAAAACAACGAGAAGAATTAAGAAAAAAATATGGAGATGAAGAATATAAGAAAAAGAAAGCGAAAGAATTAGCTGATTACAGGAAATCAAAGAAAGAAACGAATAATTAGATTGATTATTGTATAATAAAAACATTATAGTTTTTTATTATATTTTATAGAGGTTCAAAAACCGACTGGGTAATTGATTAACTATTTTACATTTTTTATTTTGTTTTTGTGGGAAAACCCTTTTTATTAAAATACTTTTGTAGGTCACGTTATTTATGTCCGTTACTTAATTACTGTACGCGACCCCTGCCATGCCCGACATTACGCGGAGAACGTTGTAGTTAACAGCGTATACACGGACCTTGGCAGTCTTGTCACCAGATACGGCACCGGCAGAAAGGACAAGCTGAAGGACGGCGTTGTCAATTCTGGAGAAGTTGCATGAACCAGATGGCTGGTGCTCCTCGGGGCGAAGACCGAAGGAGTATACGTTGATACCGGCATCAGGGGCACGGGTGTGGTGCTGGAAAGGCTGGACGGTATCGAAGTAGGAACCCTCACGCTCGGAGAAGCGGTCCTGACCGTTAAGCTGGAGCTTAGCGGTGACTACAGGGTTCTCACCCCAGCAGTGCATGTCAAGAGCGGTCTCGGCAAGGACGAAGGAACCGGCATCGGAAAGACCCTGGATGTTCTCGACGGAAGCGGCAGTAGTATCAGTCTTAACATTATCCATGTCAGTGACATCAACACCACCGTAAGCGGCAATGGTATTAGGAAGAGAGTCAAGAGCATCAGTGTAGTTGAAAGGCTGGGCTCCGTGAGTGGCAAAAAGGGTATTAGTGGAGTCCAAAGAACCACAGTAGTCAACATTGGCATCGGGCTGTACGACCCAGATCAACTCCTTGCATGGGTGGTTGAAGTTGAGCTTGATCTTGTTGGAGGAAGAACCAACAGACTCGTCACCAGTGAACTGTACTTGCTCGATGAGGTACTCGTGGGGGTTCTGTGCCATCTTTCTGCGCTCATCGGTATCAAGGAAGATATAGTCAACGTAGAGAGAAGCAGCTACCAAAGATTGTTGGTAAGCCTGGGTGGCGCTGGTGGAACCGCTAATGGCGAAAAGGCATTCACCGATAGGACGGAAGTCAATGTTGATCTTGACCTCGTGGTACTGAAGAGCAATCAAAGGAAGGGCAAGTCCGGGGTTGCGGCAAAACCAGAATTGAAGGGGTACGTAAAGAGTGGTCTCAGGAAGAGCCTTGCGAGGAGCACATACCTGACTAGGGGCACCGGCAGCAGAGCATGGTCCACTGATATCAGCGTAGTCCTTGTTGGTAAGGTAGGTAAGCTGAGTAGTGTGACCGATCATCTTGTGGTAACCAGCTTCTTGCTCCTTGGAAAGGGTAAGTTGGTTCCAGATGTGCATCCAGTCACCGTATTGACGGTCAATGCGTTGACCTCCAATCTCAACCTCAACTTGAGCGACGAGTTGCTCACCAATATAATCTAACCAACGGGCCTCAACATCGTTGGAGGTGGACATCTTCTCGTTGATCTCGGGAAGAGTTACCTGAAGGTAGGTACGGTAGGCAAGATCACCGTTACGGCTGATAGTGCATGTGACACGGCGTCCGAAATCGGCTTGACCGGAGAAGGTCTGCTCGATGGACTCCATAGCGAAGTTAGTGTGGCGTCTGTAAGAGACTTTCCAGAAAGTGATTTCAGGGGTTCCAGTAAGGAAAACGTCTTGTGCGCCATAGGCGACTAATTGCATTAAACCTCCAGCCATTGTATGGAATTTATATACTTTATAAAGAAAAAAATTTCAGAAAAAATCGCATTAATTATTTTTTAATAGAGTATTGCTAAAACCCAAAAATTATATTTTATTACCATAATCCCTATAAATGTATTTAATGAATTATTTATTAAATTACAATTGTAACTTTCTAATTACAGTTGTAAATATCCTAAATATATTTGTAATTACTAGATAATACCTTAATATATTTTTAATATAATTATAATAATAAATTTTTTAGGTTTGTTTGCATAATAAGGTGTTTGTTGAACTATTTGTAAGCAAAAATTTATTTAAATAATCTTCTTGGAATATTTCTTGCCGATTTTCGTGTTTTTTCGTAAAAATATAGGAATCCTTCGATTTTTTAATACTCCAACCTTCATCTAAAGCATTCATTATAAATATCATTTTTTGAAATACAGGTTTTTCTATTTTTATATTGTTTGGTAAATCTAATAAAGATGTTTCACTATTTTTATTATCCATTATACTATTTCTAAATACGATTTTATTCTACTATTTACGAGTTCAACAAAATCTCAATATAGAATACTACTATGAGTTCTATAGAAAAATATATGAAACCTACTAAACATGAATTCATATGTAAAGAACATAAAATTCATGAAAAGGAAGTGCCATTATGTCCCGCAAGGTATAAATGTAGAAAATGTAAAAAAAAGAGAATTCACGGATATAGTAATCCAGATCATATATGCAATCCGTTTGGATATTTGTATTTAGCACCAAGAATTTGCCTTGATTGTGCTACCAAATTACAAAAATGTATGTGGTGTTAACATATCGGCAATTTCATTGATTTTTCATTTTGTATAACTACATTATCTATCCCTACAGTTTCGTACCACAGAGTCCAATCACCTAATATTTGTATTGCCGATATATTTGATAAAATGAATATTATATCACATTTATTTACTACTTCTCTTAATAATCCGGTTGATTTATCTTCTTCCAACCAACCTGTATTTTCTAATATTGATATTGATATATGTGAAGGATTTCCCATAAATTCACTCAATCCTTTTACATTTGATATTGGTATGCCTAATTTTTTATTACAACTATCACATTCAATTATGATCGCATAATTATTTTCAGATGTTTTTTTTGAAAAATCTCCCGAAAAAGATACTATATCAAATTCTATATTTCCTCCATATGCTACGGCTATATTACCTAAAAACTTATTAGGTGCTTGAAAATACCATAAACTTTTATCTTCTTGGATTTCGTTTCTCATATTACTTGTATTGATTAGATTATCATTTCCATAAATATAATAAGATATCGTACCAATACTTGTTTTTGAAAAAACAGAATCCATTTCTTTTTTATTTCCTATTATTAACCAATTCTCATTATCAATTAAGAAATCACTTTTTGTTATTATTCCATTTGATGATACTATTGTTATTTCCCCTCGTTTTGATACACATTGTGTTTTTCTATTTACAGCATAATATGAAAATACATCTTTGTTATTGAAGAGTTGTTTACCCCTTTTATAATACACACGTCCTTTGTGATCGTTTACAAGTGTGTTATTTGAAATACTATATCCATTTTTCGGTTCATAACCATAATTACTATATACGCGAGATAATTGTGATAATTCTCCATAATATGGCAAGTCTTCTATATAAAATATATAATCCTTTGATGGAAATAATTTATCGTATACTTTCAAGTTTATTATTTCATAATCTTGTTGTAATACTACTAATTGGTATATTGCTATAGGTATAATTACACAGTTTATAAACATTAGTATGTATTATGTCTAATGTTTAAGTGGTTACAAAATTGATAAACTTTGCGTGTTATTATTACCAACATACAAAGCAAAATGACATATTATATATTAGGATTATATGTATTGATTACATTGTGGTATTCCACTAACTGCAAACAATGCTATTTTTCAAAGCCTCCGTTTGTTATTCATACTCATACGAATACTACAACTTGCATGCTATAAAAATTCTTACTTTATTCTTATTTACTCTATCCTTTCTTTTTTAGTGTAATAATTCTATTGGCAAAAAATTAACATAAAAACACCTATATAAAATACTTCATCTAACATTAATAATGGCAGGAGGCCAAAAAAAAGGGCTACCTACAAAAACAAAGACTATACATACAATAGATGAAAAACACAGTGAACTAATAGAGTATTATAACAAGATAGAAAATGAAACTATTCCTGAGTTACAGAAAGAAAGAGATGAATTAAAACAAATTATTCGTACATCAAAAAGGGATAATATAGATAAGTATATGAGTACAAAGGATAAAATCAAAGAAATTGCCGAGAAAATAAAAAAACTGAGGCATGAAAAAAAACAATATTTTCTTGATAATTCCAAGTTCATTTTTGATTATTTTGAACAAAAACAGAAAATATCATCAAGTACAGTAGAAGATACTGGAACTACTGATGCTCTTAATAATTTTTTTAAAATAAAAACAGATGATACTAGTAATGACTCAATAATTAATAAATATACACAATCAAAAAAAAATACACAACAATATTGGCGTAATGTAACTAATGAATTTACTAACGCTCAAGATTATTATATAGAATCTGATACGTGTGAGTATTGTAAAATGGGGGAAATGATACCACAAGATGAGGAAGGTATTCTAATATGTAATAATAACTCGTGTGGGAAGTTTGTAACTTATATAATAGATAGTTCAAAACCTAATAATAAAGATCCACCGAATGAAGTTTCATACACAGCATATATTCGTCTTAATCATTTTAAAGAAATTCTGTCCCAATTTCAAGCAAAGGAAACTACTCAGATACCGGATGAAGTTATAGACGCGATTAAAGCACGTATTAAAAAAGAACGAATTACAGATCTAACACAATTAAATTATGATAAAATGAGAGAGTTGCTACGTAAATTAGGTCTTAATAAATACTTCGAACATATACAATATATTAATTCTCTTTTCGGGATAAAACCACCAGTTATGAATGAAGAATTACACGAGACATTATGTGTATTATTTATTGAAATTCAAAAACCTTGGGCGGTCCATTGTCCTGCGAATAGAACTAATTTTTTTAATTACACATATACACTGCATCAATTATGTGTATTATTAGATCAAACACAATATTTACCTTATATTCCTATGATGAAAGATAGAGAAAAACAACTCGAGCAAGATATGATATGGAAAAAAGTATGCGAAGATTTAGATTGGGAATTTTTCCCTTCCGTATAATATTTATTGAAAAATAACATAAACATTATACTTTACTCTATTTAGTAAATGATGACATCTGTATATTCATATCCAACTAATTTGAATATTCAATATTCTGATAATACAGAATATCGCAAATGTCTACGTAATATATTCAAAATGAACGCTAACAATTATCCTGATACTACTAGTATGGATTTAGATGATGAAACTGAAGATGAGATGAGGTATGATTATGAATCTGCCTCTCGTACCCTTGATTATGTTATGGAAAATACCATCAATTATCCTGAAATTATGACTTTGTATGAAAAAGCTGGTTCTTATATGTTTTCAACAGATCCTAATATTGGGTTAACACTTTTATTTAATTACGATTATTTAGACTTATTTCACTCTCTATTAAAGACTATTTTCATGAATAAAAATATAACAAATATATCAGATATTAATGAATATAAAAAGTTACATGACAAAATTTTTAATAAATAATGTTTTTCTTTGTAGATAAAATATATATTATTATATACAAAGATGGCTTCTACACGTAGTAAAAATAATAAAGGTGATTATAATCTAGAACAACTATCTAATACTAATATGTGTGATTATTTAACCAGTTATAAAAATAATTATGGAAATCCTATAGCTACTCATTTTGCAGGTAATGGCTTATTACATGGACGAGTTGCTCCTAAAAATCTATCAGGTAATGCTTGTGATATTGAATCGCAATTATTTGGTATAGGTACTAGTAATATGGTAAAACCGAAACCAGATGTAACACCTAATATTCATACTCTAAAATCACTTAATGTTAGTGACCGTTTACCTATAATGGTACCAGAACCTTTAATCGTTGAAAAAGGACAACGACCAAATATTTTGAACTAAGCATACCTTTTTTGAGTTCTTCGTTTTGACATTATATTGTTTTTAAATGTCATATTATGTGGTCTTTTTTTTGGTTTTTTGTTATTCAATTCTTCACTTGATATAGTAAGCATTTCTACTATATCTTGTTTTTCTTCCTTATTTGATGATATTATGTTTTGTATTTTATTCATAAAATCGCTTTGTATTGCTTGTGTTTCCATTTTCTCTGGCAATTCATTACATTCTGATATATTTATTTTTATGTATTCTGGTAATGGTTCTGTTACATTATTTTCATATACTTTAATCGGTATTTGAATATTTGCCATGACATATTGAAAAGACATTATAGTTAAATTATTATATGGATGATTATTTAACTATTTTTTACCAAAGATGAATTATTCTTTTACTTCTTCACGTTCATCTATATAAAAATCCTTTTCAGTTGGATTATAACTTATATATTTTACTTTATCTGGCCTCTTTGATTCATCTTCCGGTTTCATATACATTTTACCTACGTATACATATCCCTGTTTTTCTTTTTCTTCATTTACATATGGATCATTGTCTTGTACTGGTTCAAAAGTAAATAAAGTACCTATTGTAGAAAATAATGCTGCTAGTGCTTGTGATATCCAAGACATTTTATCTCCAATATTTAATTCTGGTATTTTTTGTGTGAGATTAGTTATTGACTCCTCTTTAGATAAATCAGGTGGAGTTA